CCGGAACGTGCCTCCGTTGCGTGGGGAGCAGTCTGCGGGCTCGGACAATAGATACGTCCTCACCTGCATAGTACTCTTTACCACAGCTCTCTCTGAACTTCCCAGTCCAGAAAGACTTCTCGGCGTTTACTACAAACCCAAAAGTTTGTAAGCTGCCGGCAACGGAACGCACATATTCTACAGGGACAATAATATCGTCCCCATAGACGCGCACCCGACCAATAAGAGACTTTAAGTCCCTATTGGCCAATGGACGATTAAGCTCACGCTCAATCCCATAGAGGATAATGGTCAAAAAGACCATGGCCTCGATAGGAAAGCATAGAGCTGAACCCATAGACGCGAACTTGGACAGGCGTAAAACACCATATCCAGGCACGTCAGCCTTACGTGACCGAGTTGCATCCAAACCCTCAAACAAATGAGGGTAGGGAGAGAACAAGGCCCGCACAAGCTGATTGGAAACACGATCGGAAGCTTCACTCAAGTCGAGAGAAGCTAGCTCGCCAGAAGACGAGCCATACGATGCCAAAACCTGATTAGGGATTTGATCATCGAATCCAATGAGATATTGAAGGATGTCACTACCTCCAATAGCTCTAACGAGTGATTCAAGTATAGCCTGTTGTGTATATTGCATACACGTAGGTTCTACAGCAATCACACGAGGTGTTTTCAACGTTTTAGGAACGAGAATGACCCTAACAGGTCTCTCTCTTCCGGGTTCAAGGATATCAACAGGGGCGGCATCGAAATGCCGCCAGTTGGGATACAGGTTTTCCCCGAAGGGGAACAGGTATTCCAACCTCTGAGTCCACTCTATCTGATGATACTTATCGTTTCCGATGAGACCATCAGCTGTGGAGCCAGGGCCATGTTTGGGAATAAGCTTGTCGTTGTAGATATCTTCTTCTACAGTTTGACAAACCGCACCAAACACACGTTGAAATAGGAGCTGCAAAGCCTTATAATAGGGTTTTGCAGTCTTATCAACGAGCTTGATATCCTTTTCACACTTAATGTACTTTACTATGGCCGCATTCTTCCGTGCATCGCTGCAAGGAAGTTCAACCTTACCAAAAAACAACGTAAGTTGCCTAATGGCATGGATAGCGTCCACAGAAGGTACGTTAAGTAAACGTCCACTCTTCCGATCGAACACTTGATCGAGAAAACCTCCGAGAAATCGGGGGAGCTCTCCACTTTTTGAATAACCAACAAAAAGTGATGGATCTACTGAAGAAGAGCTAAGACCTTTTTGGAGGTCGTCGCAAAACTTCGGTAAGGATATCGTCAAAAACGACATCCCTTCGTGTTCGTATCGTCTCGTGATGGTTTTCCAGTCACGAGTGGTGCTAGTGCAACACCTAGTCCCTAAATCAATAAGGACTGATTGAAGCAGCATCATATGGCTTTTCATCCTGCCCCTCCTTAATTGGAAGGTAGAGGAATCCATCG